GGATGGCCCACCCCTCAGTTGGGGGTGATCAACGGGAATAGCCGGAGGAGAAAGCCCCCAGTTACAGCTTTCATTTGTACTGCACGAATTCCCAACGTGCAGTGGCCTGGTCAGTGCAGAACTTGATGTGCCCGTCCTTGACGAATGTAGCACTACACAATTCCAACACTTTGAGGTTCCCAGAACGAACCTCCTGCTCTATGACGAGCTGATCACACACGGTTACACCAAACTTCTTCTCAAACATGACTCGCGTATCTTGCGTGGTAACCTGTTCTGCAAGCTGGGCAACTTTTGTCTCAGCTAACATTGCCAGCGCTCCCTGTGTCAAGGAAAGCGCCGGGGCCCCAAATAACCATTCCACATGATACCGATCTGAGAACTGCGCTTGTACACCAGAGGTAATGCGCAACAGATAATCTGCTAGTGCGCGCTCTATAGGACAGTTTGGTAACTCAATCGCCAATGAAAGCGCCTTGGCCCGCAGTAATTTTTTGCTTTTGCTAAGACCAGCATTAGGATTAGTCCAACTCCATGCTGAGTTAGTTACGACTTTATGTAGGTCGCGCATGAGTTGGCCATCTGGTGAGCAAAGTATTCCACAAAAGGAAGCTTCACCAGGCTCGGAAAACAAACTGGCTTTTACATCGAAGCCCAATTTCATAAAAAACTCCGTAGGATTGACAGCTCTGTCGTACTGGGTAGACTTTACGGCAAATAAGCCGTCGTCCCCTTCCACGTAACCACAGATCGGTATAGCGCACTCCTTCGACCAGAACAACCAAAGCATGAGATTAGTGAATCCGTTACCAAGACTAGTGCATGGGTCTCCACTCATGCGACCACCTGGTCTCGAAAATCCCACGCCAACGGAAGAATGGCCATAGCGTATACCCGTCAGTACTTCATTGATGTACTTGGCGGCCATAGGAAAATTTTGCAGCATGTAAGAATATAGTTGACATTCGCAGGCCATCATGACCTCAGGGGTGAAACTTGCCTCAAAACTTGTGAAATCACTTCCAATGAAGAGATCTCCAAATAATCGCAATTCAAGAATCCTCTGAGCCCTTTTATCAACTGGCACATGTTTAATGAACCAATTGTTGCCTACGTGATTTAGCGCGCCCATAGCACCGAAGACAACCTCTTCGATTGCATGGAACCATCGCCCACTACACACTTTAAATTCGTCACATGATGCATTAATCCACCTCGGAGGTTTGAATTCCGGATACGTTTCAGCCTTAATGAACGGCACCACTTTTCCATGTGATAATGGTGTCTTGGTAGGTAAGCAGCTGTGAAACTTTACCTCCCACAAGTTCCGGAGCCGGATCTTGTTCGCCCTGGTCCATGGACCTCTCTCAATCCAATCAAGAAACGAGGGTTCTTGA